GCACTGTTGGACGACATATCATCTTCGTCAACAAAGCTTTTACCGTCTAAAATATTGAGTTCTGCTGCGGAAGATGTAATTGAACTTCCAGCAATCTGTAAAGTAGTTGCGTTAACTTCTCCAGACGAACCGTAAATAACACCTTTAGAGTTAGCTATGGTTCCTGCACTGGAGCCGTCTAATAAATTTAATTCTACTGTTGTAGAAGTAACACCGTCTAAGATGTTTAATTCTGCTGCGGTTGTTGTAACGGCTGAACCACCGATAAGCAACTTGTCTTTAACAACGTCAATAACTGTTGAGCCAGCGGTTAACAACTTGTCAGCACTTTCATCCCAAAGCAGATAGGCTCCTGATGTAGCACCAAAAAACTTAACGTCAACGCCAGTATCGTCTACACCAAAGGTAGTAGCACCGTCTATCTGTACTGCACCGTCAACATCTACAGCGTCTAAATTAGTTGTTCCGTCTATATCAACATTTCCTGATATGTCCAAAACAGCCGCTGTTAGTGTTCCAGTAAACGTAGGGCCAGCTAAATCAGCTTTAGTCGTTATTGCTGTAGATATATTGTCAAACTCTGTTTCAAATTCTGTGCCTTTAATAACTTTGCCAGAATCACCACTAGGAAGACTATCTTTAGCCTCGAAGTCTGTAGTCTTAGTGTAATTGGACATCTGAGCTTCCTATTGGAAAAAGAAAAGGAAAAAAGGGGGCCATAAAGACCCCCTGGGGTTCTTACTCAGCTATAGCCAAGACAAAACCAGCTTCAGGTCGATACACTTGTACACCGTACAAGCAATCAGCCGTATACAGGGTAGAGAGGTATTCCTGCTTATACTGGGTTTGAGAGCGAACTGATAGCTGTTCTGCAAGAACAATAGCTTCCTTGTGGAAGAGCATTGCGCCACGGGTATCAATAGAAGATGCAGTATTGTCACCTGCTGCTTCTATGGTTGCACAGTTAGCAGACACATAAACATCTACTCCGTACAAATTACCAATAAGACCTGATTGTACTGCCTGACCTGTTACAAAGTCAGAAGATACATATCGGTCAATACCCATGATTGTCTTACGAACAGAAGGAGGGATAACAAGTACACGGTCTTCCATTGGTACGTTGTTGTCGTCCATCTTCTGGATCATGTCACGGAAAAACGCATCAGAAAAGATGTCGGCAGCTACTGCTGTGTCATCTGTGTACTGAGTTGTTGTACCGCCATCATTGAAGAAACAACCTGTGTGCTGATAGTCAGTAGCAGCAGCGCCGTGTACTACGGCTCCACCATCACCAAAACCAGTGCCACAAGCATGAAGGTCAGTGTCTACTCGCACTGCGAGAGAGTAACCAGCGTCTTCAGTGTAGAACTGACGCAAGCTCGCAAGAGCCTGTACTTCAACGATGTCCTCAATCAACCTTGAGTATTCAAAGTGACGATTAATGTCGATAGTCAGTTCTGATTCAGTGTTGGCAATGATAGTAACCGCTGTATCAGCAGCTTTCGCATTGGCATCACCACGAGTGGGTTTAGGAATATGGAGCTTGTCACCTTTCTTGCCGTTCATAGCAATCTTTTTAACAAGCGGAGCCATTTTCAGGTTTTTCTGATAAGCGGCAATGATTTCATCCGACCATATTTCGGGGATAAAAGTTGCTGCTTCTGTTACTGCGGTATTACCAGCCGCACCTGGATATGTAGCCGTAGCCATAAGTCAATCTCCTATTAGACTATTTGACACGACCCTCCGAATAAGCTCTTAGAATTTCTTCTGATAAAGCTTGGTATCTATCAGGGTCTTCTTTCATCAGTTTAATAATGTCGGCCCGACGATAGACTTTTTTACGCGATCCCTCTGCACTGCCTTGTGCATTACCTGTGTTAGCCGCCCTAATTTGCTGCTTTCTAGCTTGTTTTTCAACATTAGCTACTTGTTGCGCTGAACCTTTTAACGATTTCCATAACGTAAAAAGTTCGTCAGCAACATCCGCATTGTAATTATTGTTGGCTTCAACAAATAACTGACTCCTAATAGGAGATTCCTTAATCCATTCCTTAAAGCCCTCATCCTCTACAATTTCTTGCATGTCTGGGTGCTTCTGTTGAATGACTGCTATAGATGCCTGTTGCCTATGATAAGTAGAAAACTGTTCAGCTTCTTTTATCTTAGGGTGGTTCTCAATAGCACGATTAACGGCTGCTTGTGGATCTGTAAAATAATCCAAGTCATCTTCAGGCTCAACGTTCTGTTGAGGTGCTGATTGTTGCGTCTGATTAGTAATGTAATCATCTACAACTTTGCGAAGTTCACCTACTTCAGTTGACTGACGACCTAGCATTTTTTCAGCTTCTTGGTGCATCTGTGCAACTTCTGCCAGAGATTTACCTTGGTATTTATCTGGCAAAGCAGGTTCTTGAGGTTGCTCAACATTTGCTTCAGGGGCAACTGCCTCTTCAGCTATTTGCTGAATCTCTGTTTCTTCGCTGTCAACGCTGTCTACTTGTTCCTCGTCGGGAGGTAGATCAACCATTGTCGCTCTTGACATAATTAAACTCCGTGAACCAAGTCATTATGGAGATGAGTTTCGCCTACCTGCTTCTTCGTGTTCTTTTACCCATTTCATGTGCCTTCCAGGGAAATCCCCAGTAGACCCATCCAGTATAAAAGACGGGGCAGATAGCATTTTAGTAGCAGTTTCACCGCAACCGCACCTACTGGCTACAGTGCCACTACTGACAAATCTTTCAAATACGTGTCCTTTTGGACACCTAAAATCATAAACCTTTAACATTCTACTCTTCCCAGCCAAAATTTTCATATACTTTAAACGAAGCTTTTTCTGGGCAAAATGTTCTTTGCTTGTAATTTATACCACTAAAACAAGCATATTCCTTTAATGTTCTTTTGTCTCCTATGCCGTACTTTCCTGTATCTTGTCCACTTAACACATTATTAGTTCTTTCTTCGCCAGCTTTTAACAGCTTATTAGAGCTTTCTTTAGTGCTTGTTTCCCAATGTCTTTTCCGCTGCGTTTTATTATTTTCTGCATGATATTGATGCCAAAAAGGTGCGCTTGGAATAAAAACTATGTCATATCCATGCGTAAAAGTTCTTAAAGCTAAAGTGCTTTCTTCCCCATTAAAATATATTTTTGGGTCATAAGGAACTTCTCTCGCCCAACAAGTTTCTGCAAAAATAAACCCTGCGGCAAGCAAAAACCCTTTGTATTGTTTTGGAGCAATAATTCTGGCTGTTTGTCTGCAATGCAAGCCATTATGAAATGGTTTATCTGCTATTAAAACGTAAGTAGAAGCTTTATAACTAGGATAGTCCCATTCATTTTTTGGCACAAAAACTAAATCTTTATCACAATTAAACGATTCTTTTGTTTCTACAGCAATAAAAGACCTTGGGTAGCTAGTAATAATTGGCTTATCTACCCATGTTTTAGCCTTAACATACTGATCTATTATGTAAACATCCCAATCCTTTCCAAAAAGAGTATGAGAATCTACTTGTAAATATAAATCCTCATCCTCCATCAGTTCAGTTTGAACCTTTGACCTAGCCCAACAAACACCTAAAGACTCAGCAGGATCACAGGTCTTATACCTAATATTAATACTGCTATCAAAAGTTAGATGATTATTACTTTGGTCAAATACGCCAAATACTAGGTTTTCTTTATATTTAGCGTTTTCATAACAAGATTCTATTGTATATTTTAATAAAGGGTCTTCAAACGAAGCTATTGATATGAATATTTTCATATTTAAACATCATTTTCAGACTCTGCTTGTTCTCTAGCAAGAGTAATTGTATTTTCTAAGTTAATTACTGTTGCAAAAGCGGCAACTTGGCCTTTTCGATAAAAAAGCTCTTCCAAATCTTTCACTGACTGTATATCAGCCAGTTGTTTAGCGTTGTTGGATAGCTCCTCTATGAGTTGTTTGAAACCTTCGTGATTAAATAACTGATTATAGTTATCAAAATAAGCTTCAAGCTCTGGAGTCATAATTTTCCTTATTTACTAATTTTTAATTACTTTTTCCTGGTAATTCTTCTCCTCCCAGAAGCGGTAACTGCGTGTTTTATCTTGGCTTTGCCTGTTTTACGCCTTGCTGACGATTCTTTTTCAGCTTTAGTCATCTTTTTAACGACTGCTTTAGGCCGACAGGAGGGGTAAGGACGACTTTTTTTCTCTTTGCCTGATCTGCCACACTTTTTGCCTGTCTTAACGTCTATCCATTCTTCATCAAACCACTTCTTCAAACCTGTTTTCTTGGTCTTTGGCTTAGAAGATTGACGGTGTTGCCGCCGTTTAGACGCTGGTTTAGGCATAAGTCCCGCCTCGCCTCTTGTATTCTTTGGTCAGCCAAGCGGATGCGTATGCTGAAGGCCACACATCAAACTTACGTTTTGCTTCTGACTTTACCCTGGAATAAAGCTGTTTATTCTTGGGAACTGGATCAGACGATTTACTTTTTCTTTTTGCTTTTGTTTTTCTTTTTGCCGCCATTAACTTTCTTCTTGCTTGGTTTTTGGTATAAATATCCTGCCATTACTGACTCCTAGCCTTTTTCTTTGCTCTGTCTGAAAGATCCTTGAAATGGTACAGCTTTACTGACATTTTGCCATGTGTTTTGCCAGAATGAAGGTCGCCATTAGGCATTTTATGCGTATTGCCTTCAAACAACGTACCGTCACGCTTGTAATGACGCATTCCTTTAGCCATTTAGCTCTCCTACCATTTAACCTTATTTGCCCAATATGCTGCTGAACATTTGCCTTTCGCTATATTTTTAGCGTGTCTAGCCTTAAAAGACTTGCGCCTAGCTTTGTCTTTTGCAGACTTAGGATTCTTTCCTGCACCGCTAACACCTTGCTGCCCAAATCTAATAGTTTTGGTGCTGCCATCTTCACATTTAGCTAAGACAACGTGTGACTTAGTAGGATGGTTCGGTGTTCTCTTCGGCTTGTTGATCCCTTTTAACCCTAGCCTTGCGAGTCTTGGGTCTTTTTGCTTCGGCATTCAGTAATTCCTCGTTAAAGGAGATCTTCCGCTCCAACGCTTCTAAGCGGTTCCATTGGGGTTGGAATCGGTTCTCCACCTGCTTGATTAGCATTTCCAGTTCTTGGTTCGTTAGCATTTTCTTTACTCTTGATTTCTCGTTCTTTAAGGAGTGTCTGGGCAACCTTCATTCGTCGCTCAAACTCTTTATCTTCTGCGTTACCTTCCTTCAGGTTTTTGGTAACAGCATTGATGAGATCAATTTCTAGCTCTTGAGGTATAGTGTTAGCCTCAATTGCCAGTTTAACGGCTCTTGCAGATGATTCTTCTGCTTGTGAGCTGAGTGCTGCGGTTTGTGATTGCTGGAATGCAATCTGTGCTTGCTGCGCTGCCATCGCCATTTGTTGAGCTTCTGGGTTAGGCTGCATAGCCTGCTGCATTGCGGCTAAGAGTTCCTCACGGTTAGACAGGTTCATATTATCAATGATTGACTGTACTAATGTTGCGTATAAAGGAGAATCTTGCTGCATTGTCTGAAGTAGCTGTACAAGCTGTGTAACTTCGTATTCCCTAGCAATAATACCCAAAGTGCTTGTTGCGTTAAACTTGTAGTCAGCAACAGGGTAGCTTTCAGGGTCAAATTGCATGTATCGGTGCGCTGCCTTCTTTACAAAAGGTATTAAAAAAGACTGCTGAAAGTTAATCAAAGTTCTCTTATGTCTTTTGATAATTGCACCCAAAGACATTGAAATACCAGCAGCAGTTGCTTCGCCGTTTACTTGCCCCGCAATACCTGCTGAATCTACGGCTCCTGTGGCCTGTTGTACCATCTGCTGCAAGGCTGATGCCTGGGCAAAGGTAATCTGGTTAACCTGCCCGAAATTAAAGGGCTGTAGGACTTCTCTAGGATCACCACTGGTCAGTATCATTTTGCCTGGACGGATCTCAGGTTTAGCACCTCTGGGCAAACGAGTTGCATCAATCGCCATCATAGGGTGAATTGTTAAGCTTAATGCGTCAATTCTTGCTCTAAGCTCAGTATCGAGTGCTTTTTGAGAGTTGTAACCTTTTTCACAGACACCACGACCCCAAAATCTTCCTGGTACTACGTCCCACGGGAATGCTACAACAGGTCTGTCCTGCATCATGTAAGGGTTAGCTTCTGCTTTTAGAAGTACACCACCGTTAGCAATAACAACAATGGCTTCAACGTATCTGGATTGATCTTCTTCTTCCGTCAGAACTTCTACTTCTTCATCTTCCTCTAATGCGCTATCAAGCATTTCTCTGGGAACAAGACCGTAATACTTAGTAAGACGCACTTTATTGTCATGGTAGACAGTCAGATCTTGGTCTGGCTCTAAATCTGTATCTGGAGCAGCAGGGCCAATGTAAGTATCAAGGTAAACACCTTGCTCCTGTAGCATTTCTACTTGGTGCATACTGACGAATTCGTCTATTGCTACACCCATTGAGTCTTCTACAGACGTTGCAACAG